TCATTGCTGAGCTTCGTGTTTGGCGATATCGTCGCGGATCAATTGTTTGATATACGTTGAGAATGTTTTGCCTTCCAGCCAATGAATGATATCTTGATCCGTATTTTTGTTGAGATCTATTTTCTTCTGGATCAAGTTAGCTTTTTTGTATTTTGCGTCTGCACGCTTCTTGGCGTCGGAAATCATTTTAAATACCTCAAGCTAATATTGACAGTCAAATAAGCAGTAGTCGCAATTCCAGCGATAAAGGAGCTTAAACGAGTTAATTCGGTTGTGGCATTCGCGTTTCGAAAGCATGTCAGAACCAAACCGATTAAAAAGATGATCAATAAGATGTTTTTCGTTTTCATAGTTTTGCCTCCGTGCTATGATTTTCTTGTAAGGTAGGACTCCAAGAGAGCTTTTTACTCTCTTGGATGTTGGTCTTTGTAAATCAATATCGTTACTATCAGCGCTATGATTGCAACGATTGTGTTGATCGAATCCATTAGAATTTCAAACGTTTCAACTTTCATTGACCTTTCCTCCTTACACTTATAGTATACATGATTACGTATGTATTCTCAATAGATATATGTGATATTATTGATTAAATTTTATAGTGTTGAATAAAGCATCTCGGATGGTCGGGGTGCTTTTTTCGTGGGATGCGGACGATGAAAGGAAAGGAGGGGTTCCATGACTGACAAACAAAAGCTGTTCGTTGATGAGTATCTGAAATGCATGAATGTGACCAGAGCCTATAAAAAAGTCTACAAGAATGTTCGAAGCGATTCGGTCGCCCGCTCTGCAGGAAACCGCCTTCTTTCCAAACCGGACGTCAAAGCCTATAAAGAACAGCGGGGGCAGGAGATCCACGACGAGAATACTGCCGATATTCAGGAAGTCATGGAATACTTGACGGCTGTAATGCGCGGAGAGCAGAAAGATGAAGTTCTTACGATGAACGGAGATATCGAACTTCTTCGATCGAACACGAAGGAGAGAAACAAAGCGGCAGAGCTGCTGGCCAAATCGTATGGAGCTTTTGAAAAGAACGTAAACCTCTCGATCGAGGTTCCTGTCTTTACAGGAGAGTCCGACCTTGAAGACTAGGACCGTATATCTTCCAAATCTGGTCGGCAGAGGATACAAACAGTTTTGGGGCTTTCGTGGCAGATATCGGGTAGTAAAAGGATCCCGCGCGTCCAAAAAATCCAAGACTACGGCTCTATGGTTTATTTACAACTTAATGAAATATCCAGGATCCAACCTGCTGGTGGTCCGGAAGACGTATCGGACACTCAAAGACAGCTGCTTCACCGATCTGCAGTGGGCGTGCGAACGGCTGCATGTGTCGCACCTTTGGGATTTCAAACTTTCCCCTCTCGAAGCCACTTACAAGCCGACAGGGCAGAAGATCTTGTTCCGGGGCCTGGATGATCCGCTTAAAGTCACATCGATCACTGTATCGGTAGGCGTTCTCTGCTGGGGATGGATCGAAGAAGCATATGAGCTCATGAGCGAGGACGATTTCAACATGCTTGACGAGTCGATTCGTGGAGAGCTTCCAAAAGGCCTTTGGAAACAATGGACCTTGACTCTGAATCCGTGGAACGAACACCATTGGATCAAGAAGCGTTTCTTCGATACACCGGATCCAAATGTGCTGGCGATCACGACCAACTATCAATGCAACGAATGGCTCGACGAAGCCGATCTGAAGCTATTCGAGGATATGAAGAAAAATAATCCAAGACGCTATCAGGTAGCCGGTCTTGGTCATTGGGGGATCGTGGAAGGGCTGGTGTTCGAGAACTGGCAGGAGGCCGAGTTCACGCTCGATGACGTTCAGCAGTGCGAATCGATCAATGGGCTGGACTTTGGATACTCGAACGATCCGGCAGCCCTCTTTATCGGATTTATCGACCAGAAGAGAAAGAAGATCTTCGTTTGGGATGAAGTATACAAAAAAGGACTGACCAACCGAAAGATCTATGAAGAAGTGACGAAGTCAGGCTACGCCAAGAAGAAGATCGTGGCGGACAGCGCCGAACCCAAATCGATCGATGAGCTGAGAGGGTACGGCCTCCGTGTGGCGGCTTCGGTCAAAGGACCCGACTCCATCAATCACGGGATCCAGTTTATCCAGGACTATGAGATCCTTGTCCATCCGCGCTGCGTCCATTTCATTACGGAGATTTCCAACTATACGTGGGATAAGGACCGGTTTGGCAAAACGATCAACCGTCCGATCGATGATTTTAACCATTTGATGGACGCGATGCGATACAGCGTCGAGCGCTTCTCGAAAGGAAGCCCAAAATTGAAAACGTTCAAAGGAGGAATATGATGACACGATCAAAAAACCCCTATCAGCTTCCGGATCCGCTTGTATGCGATCCAAGCCGTATCCAAAACGGCATATCGATGGAGCTGGTCGAAGAATATATCAAACTGCATAAAAAACGAAAACAAAGATATCGGTACCTGGAGATGATGTACAAAGGGTTTCACGATATCTTTTTTTCTCCAAACAAGCCGAATTGGAAACCGGACAACCGGCTTGTGGCCAATTTCCCCCGTTACATTACCGACACGTTCATGGGCTATGCTTATGGCAACCGGATCAAGAAGACACATCCCGATCAGACCGTTTTGGACACGATCACTGCATTCGAAGATGCCAATGAGATCTCGGATCATGAGTTCGAGCTCTTGAAATATGTTTGTATTTTTGGTCATGCTTTCGAATACCTCTACCAGGACGAGGAGAGTCAAACAAAAATGACAGCCGTCAAACCAGACGAGTTATTTGTGGTCTATGACGATACATTGAAGCAGCGCGCCTTGTTTGCGGTGCGCTACGGCTACCATGAAAACAACAGCCAAACCAGCTGCAATCAAAATCTTGGCGATATGTATGGCGAGATCCTTACAAGAGACTCGATCATCGCGTTCGATGGCGAAAAGAAAGAAGATCCGCAAGAAAACCCCTACGGATACATTCCTGTAGTTGAATACCGTCTCAATGACGAGCGGATCGGATTGTTCGAAACAGTGGGCGGACTGATCGAAGAGTATAACCGCGTGATCTCTGAAAAAGCCAACGATGTAGAAGCGTTCGCGGAGGCTTATCTAGCGATCCTGGGAGCCGAAGTCGACGAGGACAATGTAAAACGCATCCGAGACGAGAGGGTCATTAATTTTTACGGTACAGACAACGCCTCGGACGTCGTGGTCCAGTTTTTGACCAAACCCACGGCAGACGGAACACAAGAAAACCTCCTCGATCGGCTGGAGAAGCAGATCTATCAGATCTCGATGGTCGCAAACATCAGCGATGAAGCTTACGGCAATGCGACTAGCGGAGTTTCACTGGCCTACAAGCTGCAGGCCATGAGCAATCTGGCGCTTGGATTTGACCGAAAAATTGAAAAATCGCTGAAAAAGCGGTACAAGATCTTCTGCTCGCTGGCCACAAACGTACCCGATCCGGATGCTTGGAAAGAAATCGTGATCACGACATCTAGAAATATCCCGAACAACCGGGCAGAAGAGACTTCGATCGCAAAGGATGCCGAAGGCCTTGTATCCAAACGGACTCAACTTTCGCTGCTGTCTTATGTCGACGATCCGGACACCGAATTGGAACGGATCCAGGAAGAAGAGACGAAGGACAGCGAGCTGATCCAGGGACTTTTTGCGGAGCACGATCATGAGGAAGTAGACGATGGCGAAGCCGGAATCGAAAAGTAGCGCCGACTATTGGCGCGAGCGGGAAGAAGAGCAGCGGAAACACAATATCCAAGAAGAGAAGGCATACAGCCAAGAGATCGAACGCATCTATCGACAGATGATGAATGAAATCGAGATCCAGATCAACAATTTCTACACTCGATATGCTACAAAAGAAGGGATCACCTATGCAGAAGCGAAAAAAAGGGTCTCTAAACTGGATATAAAAACGTATGCCGAGCTCGCTAAAAAGTATGTGGCCGAGAAAAATTTCTCCGATCAGGCCAATGAAGAGATGAGACTTTACAATCTCACGATGAAGGTGAACCGGCTGGAGCTGTTGAAAGCGAATATCGGGATGCATCTGGTTGGCGGCTTCGACGAGCTGCAGCGGTTCTTTGAAGAGAAGCTGACCAAGCGCACGATCGAGACGTTCAAACGGCAAGCCGGCATATTGGGTCGTACTGTCCATGACAATGCCCGCTACGCACATTCGATCGTGAACGCCAGCTTTCACAGCGCGACTTGGAGCGACCGGATCTGGAAGCACCAGGACACGCTCAGAAACGAGCTGGGAAGCCTTTTGTCGACAGGCCTTATCCAAGGTCGGAATCCGAGAGAACTGGCACGGACGCTTCGAAAAAAAATAAAATCGAGCGTATACGACGCGAACCGTTTGATGATCACAGAAATGGCACGGGTTCAAACAGAAGCACAGCGCCGATCGTTTGAAGAAAACGGATTCGATCAATATACGTTCCATTCCCTAGGGACGGCTTGCCCACATTGTTTAGCGATCAACGGAAACCACTTCAATATAAAAGATATGCAGCCAGGCGTGAATGCCCCGCCTAGACATCCAAACTGTCGGTGCAGCACAAGCGCATATATCGAGCGCACGGATTTCGGTGTGAGCGACGAAGAGGTCATACTATTCGACGAGTGGACCGAGACATATGACAAGCACGGGCTGAGTTGGAGGGATTGGAATAGTGAAAGGGAGAAGTGGAAAAAAGAGGTTGATCTACATCAATTAACCCTTCTTCAATGGATAAAAGAGGTTAGATCGCCCAGTTATTTTATTGAATTTAATAAGCAAGCTCTATTGAATATTAAGGGAGAAATTAGAGAAGATAAAATAATCATAACCGGAGAACAAAAAAGGCATATTCTTGAAAGGCACCCTGAAGCTTACAAGTTGGTTATGGGTGAGCTATGTACGGCTTTAAAAGATCCAGATTATATTCTTGCAGATAAAAAAGAAAATACAGGAAAGATATTAAAGCGTTTTGAATCAGAAGGTAAATATATCCTTGCTGTGTTAAGGTTAAATAATGATGAGGATCACCCAGATTTTCTTAGCTCAATAATCACATGTTGGATGATGTCGGAAAGAAAAACATCTAAAATTATCAAGAAAGCCGAAATACTTTACTCAAAGAAATAAAGTGCTAAAATATAAATACAAAGAGGCTTTCGAGGATGTGAAACGATCCTGCAAACATCAGCACCGAAGTGGTCAAAAGCGAACCGGGGGAAGGCGGGGCCCGGCGAAAGTTTCTTAATTTAAGAAGCCGTGTATCAATCGACACGGTTTTTTATTCTGTAAAAAGGAGGTAACCATGGCGCACAACGATATGCAGGTCGTCATCTGCAAGATTTTGATGTACCTATACGAATGCCTGAAAGCCGGGAAGACTCCGCAATGGTCGGACTTACAATACAATTCGAAATTGATCGAGATTCCGGAAGCATATTGGAAGGTTATCATTTCAGAGCTGATCCGCTCCGGCTTTATCGAAGGCTTGATGTCGTATCAGACGAAAAACGGATCTGGTTGGGTTGATAATGGAATCCATATCACGTTAAAAGGCGTGGAGTACTTGGAAGAAAATCAGGGAATGACGAAAGCCAAGGATTTTCTCGGCCAATCATTCTTTGTTGTTTTAGAAGGCGTTATCGCTGGGCTTACCGCAAAAATTTAATTTGTTTAGCCGTGTAATGTGCACGGTTTTTATTTTGTCAGAAAGGAAATTCAATGAAAACAACCATGAAATCTATTACAGCTGTCCTTGTGACGGCTTTTCTTATGGCCGGAATAGCTGGATGTACAGAGGTCGATAAAGTCCGACATAATTTGTCTGATGAAGCCGACAACTTCAATATTCAACGACGCTTGACCGTGATCAACAACAGGACCGATACTGTCGTTTTTGAAATGGAAGGCACATTCGCGTTGGATACGTCAGAGCGCGGAGAGCTCGAAGTCACTTGCGAGGTGGCGAAAGGGGTGTATAAACGACACTTTATCCATGTGTCCGACGAAACAATCTATGTGATGGAAGACATATCAGGCGCCAACTCGGATCCATACCATTATGAATTAAACTTTTTGCCAGAATGGGGTGTCAAAGTAACGCATGACGATTAGGAGGAGATCACGAATGACAAGATATCTACCAAGGATTTTTACGATCCTGTTTATTGGGATGTTCGCTTTGAAAACCTTCTTCGGCTTCGATCTATCCTGGTGGATCGTATTCTCGCCACTATATCTGCCTTTTGTTATCGTATTTTCATTAGCATTCCAGAAGGCACTGCTAGAGCTGTTCGAGGAGAACAAGCTATGATCGACATCAAAGTGGAGCGGCGAAGAAAAGAGTTCGTGATCACGATCACGGGGCATGCTCAATACGCAGAACCTGGAAAGGACATTGTGTGTAGCGCGATCTCAGCGCTATTTGAAAATCTGATCCAGTCGATCGAAGAGTTGACGGATGCCTGTATCTACCATTATCAGACGGAGGGCTGGCATCAAATTTATGGCAATCACGCGCAGGACGATGCGACCCTGCTGGTCGAAAGTTTTCGACTCGGCTGCATGAGTATCGCCAGCGCGTACCCTGATCATGTCCAATGCGCATACGTGAACAAGGGATAGAGGGCAGCGAATTTCGTTGCCCTTTTTGTGTGTCCAAACGTTCAAGACGTTAAAAGGTACGGAAGTCAAACATTGTGACGTAAAACTATGGGAGGTAAGAAAAATGTTTATTGTGAAACCATTCGACTTGCAGCTTTTTGCGGACGAGACAGATGCCCCACAGGAGCAAACCGCTCCGGAAGCTAAAGAAAGCGCACCGGGAGAGGAAAAAGGGGAGAAGACGTTCACCCAGGCAGAACTGGACCGGATCGTGAAGGAGCGTTTGAAACGGGCTGAAAAAGAGAACCAAAAAAAGATTGAGGAAGCTCGGACAGAAGCGCAAAAGCTCGCAAAGATGAACGAAGAACAAAAAAAGCAGTACGAACAGGAAAAGATCCAGACGGAAAACGAGAACTTGAAAAACCAGATCGCGCAGCTGGAAAAGCAAGCCCAACGTACTGAACTTTCCAAGAGCGCTGCCACGATTCTTCAAGAGAATCACAAGATCACGGCTACCCAGGATATCCTGGACTTCGTAGTCGGAGAAACTGCCGAGGATACGAACGTGCGGATCGAGAAACTCGTATCGATCATCAAGGCAGATCGTAAAGCAGTCGAAGCTGAAAGGGCACTGGGACGAACTCCGAAAACGTTTCGGACCGATCATGAAAAGCCGAGCCCTTTCGAAGCAAAACTGAATAAGTATAAACGATAGAAAAGAGGTAAAAAGTATGAAGCGAATGAAAAAGATCAATCTTCAGATGTTTGCGGATGAACCGCAAAATTCGAACATCCGGGTGTTCAGCAAGGAGTTTAAAGAACTCATGTTAGCCGTATTCGGTGTACAAGCCCAATTCAATGACTTTTTCGTTGGAGGGAAGATCGATGTGGTGGATGGCGTTCGGGATTCCGCGACGGCATTCAGTGTCAAGACGTCTGATATCCCGGTTACGATCGGGACTTACAACAAAGGCGAAAATGTCGCGTTTGGTACCGGCACTGAAAGCACATCTCGTTTTGGAAACCGCACGGAAGTCATCTATAAAGATACCGATGTTCCGTATACAGCAGAGTGGGCTTTCCACGAAGGTGTAGACCGGTCTACGGTCAATGCCGATTTTGAACAAGCTATCGCCGATCGCCTCGATCTGCAGGCACAGGCTGTGACTGAGGAACTAAACGGCAAGCATGCGGCATTCATTTCGGAGAGCGCTTCGAAAACGATCGAAGTGAGCAGCATCACGAAAGATACGGTCGCCGCATTGTTCAGTGAACTGTCCAAATACTTCACGAACGTCAAAGCCAAAGGAAAGAGGATCGCTAAAGTAACACCAGATGTATACAACGCGATCGTAGACAGCGGACTAACAACGTCGAGCAAAGGATCCACAGTGAATATCGATGACAATGAAGCCCGCAAATTCAAAGGCTTTGTCATCACGGAAGTTGCAGAAGACTATTTCGGGGAAAACGAAGTTGTCTACGCTTACATCGAAGGCATTGCTAAGGCATTTACCGGTATCAACACGACTCGTACGATCGAAGCGCAGGATTTTGATGGCGTCGCGCTTCAAGGACATGGTAAGTCTGGCGAGTATATTCCGGAAGTTAACAAGAAGGCTGTCGCTAAAGTCAAATTGACTACGACTGCCACGCCGGCCTCGAAGTAGCAGCGAGAAACGTAGGTGAGAGACGTGGAAACGTTGCAGACGATCAAATTGATGCTCGATCAGCGCGATGAAGCGAACGATGACCAACTCAAAGCGATCCTGAATCTAACGCAGGCACGCCTTCTCGTGCTCCTGGGCGTTCAGACGGTGCCAGAGGAGTTGTCCTACATCCTGGTCGAGGTCGCGATCAAACGATTCAACCGGATCGGATCGGAAGGCGTGGCGAGCCATTCGATCGAAGGCGAAAGCATGACGTTTACCGATGATGACTTTGCGCCGTTCGAAGACGACATGCAGGCATGGCGGTCCAAACAATACGACCAGAAGAAAGGGCGGGTGCGGTTCCTATGAGATACGACACCCCGATCTTCTTCCAGAAAATCGAACAAGGCGTATACGATGCTGTGACAGGTAACTACGGACCGCAAACGATCTCTGAAACGCGACGGATGGCCAGCGTCTTTGATACGGGCGTTGACATGATGCGTCTGATCTACGGCCGAATTGAGGATGGTAGCGTAACTGCCCACATCCAAAATCATTACGATCGGGCGTTCGATCGGATCCGGATCGGTGAAAAACTTTACAAAGTGGAAAGGGCACGCAAGCTGCGCCATAAGCAGACGTTCGTGCTTACGGAGGTACAGGAATGAGGCTTATATGCGATATTAGTGGGCTGAACGAGATGCAGCGGAAACTGATCAAGGCGGCGGATCCAGCAAAGATCACACGAGCTGTAGCTCAAAACACTTCGGAAATGCAAGAGCGCGCTCAAGATCTTTGCCCAGTCGATACCGGAACATTGAAGCGGTCCATTGGCCTTGAAATGCGAGATGGCGGAAAGACGGGGGCCGTTTTTGCCACAGCGCATTATTCCGAATATGTCGAGCTGGGCACTCGATTTATGAAGGCGCAGCCATACATGGAACCGGCGTTCAACGCCCAGAAAGAACGGTTCCTAAGCGATCTAAAAAAGGCGGTGATCAGTGATCTATGAGTCCGCAACAAGAGTTATTCAGCCAGTTTCGTGTGGCACTCGAAAAGGCGTTCCCAGGAATGGTGTTCGATGGAGATTTGCCTCCCGAGGACACGCCGTACCCTTTCATCTACATTGGCAATACGCAGGATTCAGCCTCTTATCAGGTGAAAGGCGGCTTTTTCGGCAGGGTAAATATTACAATTCACGCGTGGACGAACAACCTTCGAGCGAGGGGCGATTTTTCCTCCTTGCTTTTTGGAATTCGCCGTATCGCACAATCGATCGACGCCTCGCCCTCTTACGGCTGGTGCATGTCTGGAGGAAACGAAGACATTTTGCCAGATGATACGACATCGGAGCCGCTGATGCATGGGCTGGTGAATTGTGAGTACAAATATTGGAGGAAATAAGATGAAAACAAAAATTGATTTCAACAAGGTCAATATTCAGAATTTTGACTTGCAGATCTTTGCGGCCGAACCGGTGCAAGGATCGAAAATTATGTATTTAGTTCGTATCCTGGAAGATTTGACAAAAGAAGCGGCGATGATTCTGGCATTTCAGACGGAAGGATCGACCAGCATTTCCAAGGATGCGGACAATGTTGTAACAAAGTCTGGATCAGTTCGTGTTCCAGGAGGCGCAGAGATTGAGATCACACTGAACGCTCTTTTCGCTAAAGGCGACGAAAACGTTAAAAAGGTAAAAGCGGCTTTATTGAAAGACAAGGTCGTTGAGGTCTGGGAAATTAATACAGCGATCGAAGGTACGGGAGAGAATGCAGGGAAATACGAATCCAGCTACTATAACGGCTATATTACGGAGTTTGAACTGACCGCAAATGCGGAGGACTTTACTGAGTATTCTTTAACGGTCGGTGTTTTTGGCGAGCCTAAAGATGGCTACGCGACCTTGACACAGGAACAGCTGGAAGCGGCTCAGTATGTATTTAAAGACACAGTAGTTCAAACCGCTGCCGAGAGCAATTCATAAGGAGTCTTTAAACGACTCCTTTTTATTTTGAAAAAGGAGAAAAGATATGGAAATCACGATCAAAGATAAAGTGCACCAATTGCGGGCTACATTTGGGTTTTTAGCAGAAATCGACAGAGAGATGCTTGGCGAAGCTTCCAAGAAGGACAACCCGACGATCGGAGCCGGTACAGGACTGGCACAGGCCGTAATCCAATGGCAGGAGGTTGGGGATATTTATGCGCTGCGCGATATCGTTTACAGCTTATGCAATCACGAGGCCAAGGAAAGACCGACGAAGAAAGACATTGAAAGTTATATCGAATCGTGTGAAAACCTGGACGCTTTCAGCGACGAGGTGATCAATTTTTTGTACAAAGCGAATGTCTGCAAGAAGGCATTGAAGAAAATGGCCGATCCGATGGGCGCGGCAGTGAAAGAGGAAATGGACAAGCTGAAACAGGGCGAGCTGAAAGCATAAGCGCCCAAGAGCTGATTGACGAGGTGGCGGTGAATTGTTTTCGCTTTTTCGGCTACAACACGATGAAGCAAGCTCTCGACCTGGATATGCATGAATATCGCCTCCTGTGTGAAGCTCAGGCATTGAAAAACGTCGATCTCGATTATCGGATCCACGAGCTGGCTTACGCGAGCAACAAGGCTTCCTTGCGAGATAAAAAAGGGCGCCTGATCTACGCGAAATTCACGAAACTGTATGACTATGAGCGCGCGTTGGACCGCTTGAAAAAGAAGCAAACGAAGAAAAAGGAAATGTCACCACAGTTGGAGGCTTATAAAAGGTTTCTGGCTCAAAAGAACAAAGGAGGCGATGGATCATGAGTTCAACACAACATAAGATCGAGGCAATCCTTACCGCACGCGACGAAGGGATGACCAGGGCGTTATCACGGATCGAAACCGTATTGACGCAGTTGAACACAACAGTCAAGAAAATCGGCGACATCATGATCAAGGCGCAGGACAAAGCATCGCCAAAGATCGAAAAGGTTCAGGAGGCGGCAGAGGGGCTATCGAAAACCGACATCGAAACAAAAATCGAAGCGGTCGACAAAGCCACACCAAAAGTTGAAAAAGTAAAAGATGCAGCAAACGCAGTGGCTGCCAATCCGCCAAAGATCCCGATCGAAGCGACGGACAAAGCGACCAGCAAGATAGAAAAGATCAAAGCGACCGCTTCAAGTACCGCGAAAAAACCGTTCGAGATCATTGCAACCGTAAGAGACAAAGCAACGAGCAAGCTGGATTCGATCAAAACAAAAGCGGTGGCCATCGCTAAAAACCCGCATATCCTCGTTGTGCAAGCGAAGGATGCCGCGCGGAATGTACTTGACGGGATCAAAAACAAGCTGAAAGGTCTGCAGGACGAGGCGGATAATACGAGTCGAAGCATGAGCGCCATTAAATTCGGCGCGCTCATGGAGGTTGGTAAAAAAGGCATTGGCTTGATCACAAGTCAATTTTCGGGATTCGTTGGAGAAATGAACAACTCAAGCAAAGCCTGGAAGACATTCGAGGGGAATATGAAGGCTTTTAGAGCTTCAAGCGGAGAGATCGAGCGTGTAAGAGGGACACTATCCAAATTTGCGACAGAGTCTATATATAGCGCTTCCGACATGGCTAGCACGTATTCCCAGCTTTCGGCGGTCGGTATAAAAAACTGTGACAAGCTCGTCACCGGGTTTGGCGGTCTTGCGGCAGCAGCTGAAAGCCCTCAGCAGGCTATGAAAACGTTGAGTCAGCAAGCGACACAGATGGCGGCAAAGCCAACTGTTGCCTGGGCGGATTTCAAACTCATGCTTGAACAAACACCGGCCGGAATCGCAGCTGTCGCAAAAGAGATGGGTATGACCACCTCCGAGCTGATCTCCAATGTGTCAGAAGGGACCGTTGCGACGCAAGATTTCTTTGACGCCATTTCAGCTGTTGGCAACAATGACGCCTTCGGTAAAATGGCCACCCAGTATAAAGGTGTGGATGAGGCGATGCAGGGGCTGATGGAAACACTGCAAGTCAAACTTGCTCCGGCATTTGATAAGCTAAGCCAGGTGGGAATCAATGCGATTTCCAAGCTCGCGGACGTCATCGACAGCTTCTCTCTAGATCGGTTTTCAACGGTCCTCAACAACGTTAAAAAGACGTGGGACAATTTCAAAAATGGATTTTTAAATACGGGCGCTATAGAGGCTGTAAAGACCGCATTTAACGGTTTGGGGGATATGATCGGAAGGGTGGCTACTTCCTTGTCTGGCGATGCGGCGAATGGAGCGAAATCGTTCGGGGAAGTTATCGGAACGGTTGCAAAACTTATCGCGAACATGGTAACGGCGATAGCAGATTTCGACGCAAAAACAGGCGGCATCGTAGGTAAACTTGCAGCTGGAGCTGGAGCAGTCATGCTTTTTGGCGGATCGTTCAATAAATTGAAATCCCTCGCATCTGGCGCTCTTGGGGGCGTTTTTTCTTTATTGAAAAAAGCATTACCGAACCCATTCAAAAAGCTGCCAGCGGGGGCAGCGCCGCCATTAAATCAAACAAAAAGCAAAGTGGCGCAATGCGTCGACTCCATTGGAAATATGTTTAAGGGTATTGGCACCGGAATCAGCACAGCGTTCAAAGGGGTCGGAAAAGGAATCAGCACGGCGTTCCGTGGCATTTCTTCGGCTATCTCTAGTTTGAATCCGGTTGGAGTGCTGGCATTTGCTGGAGTGGTCGCCACCCTGACGGCGGCGTTCCTTGCGTTGGCCGCGTGTAAAGATATCGTGTTGCCGTTCCTTCAGGGGCTGGCCGATATTATGACTGGCGTACTAAATACCGCAGTTCAAATTTTTGTGGAAGCGCTGAATCAGCTGGCTCCGATCCTGCCGATTATTGCAGAATCATTGGCAGCCCTTTCACCGCTGGTGGTTGCCTTTGGTGAGGCTCTGTCAGCAGTGATTGAATCGATCGGTACAGCCATCGCTACGATCGTTGAGGCTTTAACACCAGTGATCGAGATCATCGCAAACATGTTCACGAATATCGTTCAGATCATCGCGAACGCAATTACACAAATCATTTCGGTATTGGCTCCTTACATTCCGGAAGTAACAAAAATGGTGGAGGCGACCAGCCAGGCTGTACAAGCGATCTGTGATGCATTTACGAACCTCGTTGCTCAAGTCAACCCAGCATTAGAGAATTTAAGAAGTATTATCGAGACGGTATTTACAGGGATTTCCGATACGTTAAATACTTTCAAGGGGGTTGTGACTGAAGTCTTTGATGGGATCAGCCTCACCCTCACTTCTTTTGGCACTATGGTCAACACAATTTTATCAGGAGTGTCCGGTGTGATCGATTCGATCGGAAATGCCGCACTTAATGCAGGAAAAGGATTTGATCTGCTGGCGCGCGGAGTGGAGCGGATCACGAGCCTCAACCTTTTTGATATGGGCGCTAGTTTAGCAGCAGTCGCGACCGGAATCTCAGGGATTTCGGTGGCTGCAGCAGGATTGGGGGGCGCGGCCGCGCAGCTGAATGCGCTTGTCGGGGCTCTAAATTCGATTGCTGGACCAGCAGCAGCGGCATCGGCCGCGCTAATGGCTTTAGGGGCTTCTTCTTCCGCTCTGGGCGTGCAATTAGCATCCTTGAGCAGCGTCTCTACGACTTCCTTTTCTCAAATTGGTATGGGGGCTCAAAAAGGAGCCTCCCTTGTTAAAACAGCATTGAATCAAATGATTCAAGCAATGGCACAGGCAGTCGGAAAAGCAAGAACTTCTGGAACGCAGATCGGAAACGGGATCTCCAATGGAGTGCGTTCTGGAATGGCTAAACTGCCTTCGATCGCTTCTAGCGCTTTAGCATCAATGTTTAACGTTTTGAGCGCCGCTAGAGGACGGGCTTATTCCTGCGGAGCGTATATTGGTCAAGGACTCGCTTCTGGACTGAATGCGTCTGTGGGTGCGGTACAAGCTGCAGCCGCACGACTGGCAGCGGCGGCCGATGAAGCCATCCGGGCGAAGGCTCGGATCAATTCGCCTTCTAAGGTTACGGCCGAGGATGGGCGGTATATTGGACTGGGACTAGTAAAAGGAATCGAAGGGACATATCGGCAAGTCCACGGCGCGATCGACAACATCATGGATCTAACTGCTCTGGCCGCGGATCCAATGGCGTTTGCATTCGCAGGCGGGCAATTCACACAGGCGTCGGATTACTCGTATGGGATCAATGTCGCCGTAGATGTTCCACTCTATGTAAACGGTCGTGAATTCGCAAAAGCAACCTCGGAAGACTACGAGGATGTCACAGAGAAACGATCGAAATTTTTGAAAAAAATGAAAGGAGAACGATAAGATGTATGAATTTCACGATTTAACGCCAGCCACTAAAGGCGAGGTCAAAGATCGTATGGCTGAATCCTTCTCCTTTAACGGGGTCTGGATCGAAGACGAGATACCACAATTCGTCGTGACCGGAACGACCGGTCGTGAGCTGATGGAGGCCGAACTTGATACTTTCGAGGTCGGCTTTTCCAACGGCTCTAAATACAGAAAAAAGCGCTATCCGGAAAGAAAGATCACAGTACACTATATGATGGGCGCACAAACGGATCACGATTTTCGGCAAGCCTACAACAAGCTGAACGCCCTGCTCGATCCAGAGCAGGCACAGCTTATCTTTGCCGATGAACCGGACAAATATTTTGTAGCGACAAAAACAGAAAACTCGACCGTGGAACCGGGCAAGAATTTTGTCGTTGGCGAGATCGTGTTTACTTGTACGGATCCATTGAAGTATTCTACCGTCACTAAGTCGTTTCCAGCCACTCTGATCGAGGGAGTGCTTACCGCAAACATCGAAAATAAAGGAACCGTGGCAGTCCCGATCGATTACAAGATCCATATGAACCATGAAAATGGATACATCGGGATCGTTTCGGAATCAGGAGCCATGCAGTACGGCAAGAAAGAAGAAGCAGACGGCAAGATCGTGGAAATGAATGAACGACTCTTGACCATGACAAACTTTTTTAACAAAGCAGATGATGGCGCATCCGGCGTGGACTATATGCATCCAAACTATGACGCAACAGGGACTTTAGCTGTTGTCAATTGGTGGGATCAACAATGGCTTAGCTTCGGCAGTGCCGGCCCGAATCCAGGACAGGCTATGACAGGTGGCCAGCGCACTGTAGCGGTACCTGCCGATTCGAATGGACATGTGGGGGCGAAGAATTTTTACTCTTACTTTTTTGTGGTTATGTGGGCTGGTCTGATGGGGCAAGTTGGAGAGTTTAACATCAATTGGTTGACAGCCGATAATAAACAGATTGCCGGTGTCAACTGGTATAAACAAGATCTCTCTGGTAATACCGCCCACTACGAGCTTTGGAGCAACGGCAAGATTTTAAAAAGCTATGATTATGAATCCAGTCACGAAACCAACAAAAACCCTTGGTGGCGGACCAATGGGCACTGCGATCTGCGAAAAGTCGGCCGAAAGCTTACTTTCTACTGGTGGGCAACGTACCCATCATTCGAGATCCCCGAAATTGAAAACTGGGAATGCGCCAAAATCTCAATGGCATTCAAATGCCATCCGGTTTATCGGAACCGGTTGGTTACTCATATGGGCATCCGAAGCTTTATTTTTGATAAGTTGGGCGTGCAGCATTGGAAGGACGTACCGAATAGATATCCAGGAAACGCTGATATGATCGTGAAAGGCAACCAGGGCAAGATGTATTTTAGAGGGATGCCGAGGCCGCAGGATGAGATGACGGGCACCAAGTACTTTCTGGCCAAACCGGGTGTAAATAAGGTTGAATTTTATCACTCGTCTTTTAGTTCACCGGCGCCGACGATCACTGCAGAAATCAGGGAGGCATGGCTATGATCAAACTCACATCACGAATTGCAATTCTAGATCAGAATGATACTGTCGTGGCTTTCCTGGACAATAACGTTCCTGATGGTCTTCCTTTTTGGGATGACGAGCTGCATGAATATTTGAAAGGGACATCCAACACTTTCACTTTTAAATCAGATGCTCGTCATCCTGATTCTCTTTACTTAGTCGAGGGCTATAAGATCGCTTTTAAAACAGACCGGAGAGATTACTACCTGAACATCATGATCGTGCATCGCGACGAGAACGAAGTCGAGGTCGAGGCGTGGTCTACAAATCTAGAGCTTTTGAACGAACAGCGCGACGCCTTCGACTGCCAGGAAAACTGGTCATTCACCCAATATAAAAATAAGTTTGATCCTGAAAACACGGTGCAGATCGGCTTAAACGAGGTGTCAGACAAGCAAATAAAAAATAAATGGGACGGCGAAAACACCGTCCTTTCTCGTTTGTATAGTTTGGCCAACGTGTTTGATGCCGAGCTGGAATTCGTGCCGGTACTCAATTCGGATTACTCATTGAACAAGATCGTGATGAACGTATATCGAGCGCATTCCGACACCGTGCAGGGAATCGGAAAGGCAGACGTCGCTAACTTAACATACGGCCGAGAGATCAAAGGAATCAAGAAAACAAGCGATATCACGGATCTGTATACCTGTATCTATCCGCATGGAGGAACGATCGAAGGCAGCGATGCCAAGGTCGATATATCAGGAGTCAGCCACGCTGTAAAAGATAAAGACGGAAGAGTCGAATACTTTACCGATGGTGCATTGATCCGTGCGCCTCTCGCTCGTGATCGTTTCCCGTCTTTTATGAGCAAATCACAGGACCGCTATGTCCTTGTCCACTGGGATTGCGATGTTACGGATAAGGAAATGCTGTACGGCCGAGCGCTCGCTGAACTGAAAAAGAATTGCACGCCGAAGGTCACGTATGAGATCGACGGCTACGCAGACACAGGAATCGGTGACACGGTGCGGATCACGGATGAGGAGTACAATCCGATCTTGTACTTGGAGGCCCGAGTGACCGAGCAGGTGCGCAGCATTACAGACGAGAGCCGGAATAAGACGATTTACTCGAACATCGAGGTTTTGAAGTCAGAAATCGACACCTCTTTGGTGGCACGAGTTGAAGCGCTGATCAAAGAAAACAAGGTCTACATTGGGCAGATCATGAGCGATAACGGGATCCAATTCGTCAACGATACAGGATCCACGACACTCACGGCGCAGGTCATGGATGGCGTGGTCGATATAGTAAGCCAGTATCAGATTGTTTGGAAGAAAGACGGAACACAGATCGCTACAACAAAAAATATCACGGTTTCTTCCGGCGATTTTGATGCACAGGCCGTATATGGTTTTGAGGCTACAAAGGACGGAAAGGTATATGCCAGGGCCGAGGTCACGCTGACCAATGTGCATGACGGGGCAACGCCTGAGCCGTTGTATCTGCACATCCGATACTCCAACGATGGAGGCCAGACCTTTACCGGAAACAACGGCAAGACAGAAGGCAAATGGATGGGGACGTATAGCGATCATCTGGAGGCAGATTCCGAGCTTGTGAGTGATTATACATGGGTCAAAATCCGAGGCGATGATGGGCAGTCTCTCGTGAGCATGACGAGGGAATTTTACATGTCGACCAGCAACACAGCTCAAGAGGGCGGATCATGGAGCGCTACTCCTCCGACATTTGATGCTACAAAATATCTTTGGGTGCGTCTTAAAGCGGTCTATAAAAACCCGGACGCTATCGCTTACTCAGATCCTGAACTAGACGGCACATGGAGCGCTACACTGCAAGCAATCGAAACAGCCAATCAGGCAGCAACAAGCGCAAGCAACGCAAGCCAGAGCGCGCAGAATGCGGTGCAGCAGGCCGGAGATGCGCTGAGCAAAGCACAGGACATTGAGCAGGAGATCGGCCCGATCAAGACCGGTATACAAGAGGCAAAAGATGCGGCGGCCGAAGCAAAGCAGGATGTAGCGGATGCGACCGAACAGATTCTTTTGGATATTTCAGGATCATACGCCACAAAGGGCGAAATGGCAGACATGGAAGGCGACCTGCAAACGCAGATCACGGCTAACGCCGATGGGCTGGCAAGCAAGGTTTCAAACACTGAATACCAGCAAAACAAGGCGGACATTGATGCCGAACTACTCAAACAAAGTAACGCCTTGACAGCAGCGCAAAATAATCTGAGCACTTTGCAGTCTGCCCAAAGCGAGGCCAACCAAAAGCTAACGAAGGCTGAGGCTGACCTAAAGGCAGCGCAGGATGCGGTATCCGCATTGGAGTCTGATCAAGCAACAACGACCGAACAGCTGAACGCAGCGAAATCAGCACTTGCTACAGCTCAACAGGCCGTGGATAAGGCAACCGCCGATGTCACACAAGCGAAAAAAGATATTGCAGCCGCTCAAGGGCAGATCAGCGATATCCAGGATGGTATAGATGGTCTTACAAGCCGGGTATCTACAGCTGAAACGAACATCTCGCAGAACTCGCAAGCAATCAGTCTAAGAGCGACAAAGACAGAGGTAAATACGGCAATCAAAGGAGCTAAAGACTATGCGGACTCACAAATCGATATCAAGGCTGGTCAAATCACGCAGACCGTTACACAGGTATCAAGCAAGGTCGACGCTCTCACGAGTCAAAAGCAAGAAACGTATTATTATCAATCGACAAGCAACACGACACAATCTGGAGGATCGTGGAGCACGACCAAACCAAGCGAAGCGTCTGGAAAATACATCTGGATGAAGATCAAGTTTACTTTCGTCGACGGAACGACAAGCGAAACATCACCAATCTGTATGACGGGTGCTACTGGAGCGCCGGGAAGCCCGGGTGCAACAGGGAAGGGTGTTAAGTCTACGGCAATCACTTACCAATCCGGCACATCGGGTACGACAGCGCCAACAGGATCGTGGAACGCTACGGTGCCAGCAGTAAGCCAAGGTCAATATCTCTGGACGAGGACGATCCTCACCTATACAGACAACACGACAAGTACAAGCTATTCTGTATCCTACATCCCTAAAAACGGGACCAACGGCACCAATGGTACATCTGTGACTGTATCGAGCACATCGGTTACTTATCAAAAGTCTTCGAGCGGAACTACTGCACCTACTGGTACATGGGTTAATTCGCCTCCTGCAACAAATGCAGGCGAATATCTTTGGACGAAAACCGTCGTCAATTATTCGGACGGAAAATCCACCACTGCTTACAGTGTGTCGAGAAACGGTTCTAATGGTACAAACGGAACCAATGGTACTTCTGTTACTGTCAAAAGCACAGCGATCACTTATCAGGCAGGTGCTTCTGGGACAACGGTTCCTACTGGCACTTGGTTGACAACGATTCCGACGGTTCCGGTCGGACAGTTTTTGTGGACGAGAACGATCGTCACTTATTCGGACAACAAAACGACCACGAGCTATTCCGTATCAAGGCAAGGGACAGATGGGACAGATGCTTTTCTGATCGTCTACGACACGCCAAACGGATTGGAGTTTACCGCCTCACAAAAGACCTTGACCATTACAGCCAAGGTTTTTAAAGGCGGTAAAGAGCTTACCGACACTCAAGTCAACGCTTTCGGTGCGATCAAGTGGTATCAAGTCGGAGTGGCTGCAGCGATCGCAACGGGCAAGACATTGACCCTTACAGCGCCGAAAGAAGTCTATGCGACTTTGGAAAACTAGAAAGGAGTGTGGACAATGGAAATCAAGTTAACGTCTGATATGTTTGAGCAAGGAAAACTCGATCCTTATGCTTCTGTCGGAAGTGACTATGCGGCATGTAAAGATTCTTCCACGCACTCGCTTCACGAGAAAAGAGTTCGTTCAAAAGATCTTATTCCTTGCGGATCAGACAGAAAAATCACCTTTTCTGGAGATAATTCTCATTTAATGATATGGATTCTTGAATTCGACAAAGATAAAAAATATTTAGGAATTGGCAAAGGATGGAATTACTTTACAACTTATACGCTAAAGTTTGAAACTGCTTATGTTGCATTTATGATTGCTAGAAATCCAAATAGCGCATATCTTGATGTTTCGCTTTTAGATACCCTTTCGCTTATTCCATACCACGACGATTGGATATCTATCGGGGTTGATCAATATCGAGGCCAATGCTCAACATGGGCAACAAAACCTTATGTTGATTGGGGAATTAAAGCTGGAGATGTAGTAACGTTCCAAATTCGAATCAAATCCACATCGGGGAAAAAACTTCGTGCTCGTATAGAGTGGTTCAATTCCGACAATGATCGAGTTTCGACTTACCCTGACACTGTACAAATTATTTCGAATGGCGAAGGCATATTAACGATTACGCATACGGTTCCTTCTGGTTATTCCCAAATGGGACTATGGCTTGACGCTAATTTAACTGTGTCAACGCATACAGCAACTACGCAAGAGCTTGTCAAAGCAGATATCTTTGTGATTGGTTCTAGCATCCCTCAAAATCTCGACCGGGGGGGGTACTTGTTATGAGTAATTATCCGGTACTCCCTATCGTAACAACACCCGAGGGATTTGAGTATGCTGAAGGGCATAATTTGCTCACGAAAATTTCTGATGAGTGGTGGATTCCGGGAGAAGGAACTAATAAAACGATAAGCCGAAAGACACTTTTTTTAAAAGATTATGAGTTCAACGAGTATAAAGCCTTGTCCTTGCAAATTGAGTTTGAGGTTGAAGGGGCCACAAAAGGAACTATATATCTACAATCTCCTTCTAATGGTGTTTGGAACTCGAATGACGCAAAATGGTTCCCACCTATAACTCAAAATGCGATGTCATCATCAATGAGTTTAGCTAGTTTAAATGGGAAAATAACTAAAATAGTTAAAGAGAATTATCGTTTGAGTGCGGATTGGTTAGAAAGAGCGTATGCGAATGGACAACGTGGAGAAATGTGCCTAAATTTTCGTGTTGATAACACTAATCCGGAAACAAAAATACGCTTTCGGAACGTAATGCTTGAGTACGGACCAAAAGCCCATCCATACCGACCAAACCCTGCCGATCTGGTCGGGGGGGGGGTTGCCTATGAGCATTATTGCTAGAGGGAACGTCCTAAGTGTCCGACACAGCATTGATGAAGCGATCCAGAATACCGCGTCACAGCTGGAACAGCGCTTGTCAACGTCGATCGCACAGACCGGGGAAAGCATAAAAAACGAGGTTTCGCAGCAATACTATGCGAAGGGAGACACTGATAAATTAATTGCTGAGGCATCAACGATCCTGGAACAGAAGTACAACTCGTTCGAAATGCTTTTTAATGATTTTAAAACGCAGGTCAACAATAATCAGGATCTCACAAATGACGAATTCGCAACGATCACGAAGTTTATCCGGTTTATCGATGGGAACATCTTTTTAGGGGAGAACGGAAACAACCAGATGCTCAAGATCGCAAAAGATCGGATCTCTTTTCTCCAGGGGCAAGCGGAGGTTGCTTACATCTCCGACAGCACGCTGTACATCTACGACGGCGTGTTTTTAAATTCTTTGCGCATTGGAAACTTTGCCTTCGTTCCGCGAGCAAATGGATCCTTGGACTTCAAGAAAGTGAGGTGATGATCGATGGCCTACGGAAATTGGCATGGCGCTGTATGGCGCAATGTTTGGGCCAGCGCCTACTACTCGATCGATGTGCAGTGGGACTACTGTCAAGATATTGAGGCAAATAAAACAAAGATCTCGATGATGGCGATCCGTCTCCATCGTCTGAACAGCGCTTACTATTTCTACAATGCTTACGGCAAGGTAGGGATCGGAGACTTTAATGGTGGCAAGTTTGAGTCGACAGTATCAATGGACGTCAGAAATACGACGCTTCAAACTTTTGCCCTGACAAACCGGCACAGCGAAGTCGAGCACAATCCTGACGGATCGTGGCCAACGGGCAAAAAATGGGGTCAATGGATGTTCAAGGCAGGCATCAATGGATACAACACACCAGAGGTGGGATGGACAGTATTCAATATTGATGGATCGATCCCTAAGATCCCTAGAGCAACTGTTCCGACATTGAGCGCAAACAGCGTCAACATGGGAAGTGCTGTTACGATCAACCTCCCAAAAGCAACCAGCAGTTTCACACACGATATTTTTTACAAATATTCCAGCGATTCCAGTTATACAACTCTTGCAACTGGTGTAACTGGGACATCACAGAAATGGACGCCGCCAGTATCTTTAGCAAGCAAGATCCCAAGTGCAACCAGCGGAACATGGAATATTTTGGTAAGGACTAAATCAGGCAACACGATCATAGGCGATAAGAGTATCAATATAACATTGAAAGTCCCGTCAAACATTGTGCCGAGTATCTCATCGGTAGCCGTAGCGGAGGCAACAGCCGGGATTGCAGCACAGTTTGCAGCCTATATCCAGGGCCGATCGAAGTTCAAACTGACTATATCGGCTGCGGGTAATCAAGGAAGCACGATCAAAAGCTATTCAGTTAAAGTCGATGGCAAAACATATTCGGGTGACAGCAACGTCTTTACAACACAGACCATTAACGGTTCTGGAAATTTGAACGTCGTTGCTACTGTTACCGACTCACGGGGGCGAACGGCATCGAAAACAGTAACGGTCGCTGTGTCTGCTTATTCATCGCCATCTGTCACGACCTTCAAAGCCGTACGGTGTACAAGTGCAGGCGTGGAAAACGAAGAAGGAACAGCAGTCAAAATCTTGTTCAATTTCGCCATCGCATCAATGGGAAGCAAGAACACACGATCATTTAAGATCCAACAGCTTAATGGAAACACATGGACTGACATTCAAACCATTTCGGACTCATACGGTACAAACTCAAGTGTTATCAAGACGGGTCCTTATAGCGTTGATAGCAAGTTCAGCTTTAGAGCGATCGCAACCGACTACTTTACCAGCGCCACGGTGTACGCCGACGTTGCGCCGTCGTTCTCGTTGATCAACTTTGGCAAAGACGGCAGGTCAATCGCGTTCGGGGGAGTAAGTGCAAATGATGGAAGATTCGAAAATTACTTGCCGATGTATTCTCGGTTACAAAACCGACGGGGTAATTGGCTTTCGGGGGCGACGCCTCAAAGTAGCAGCATTTACCTCGCCGAAAATAGTAACGCTTCTTTTACGACGATATTGGGCTTGAAAACGATAAACAATCACGCTTTTTGCCTGGGCGCGATCAATGATTGGTTCGGTATCTTTGGCTATAAATCAGGTCGGACAGCTAATGGATATGATATGTCGATGTATAAAGACGCTTCAAACGGCAATCTTTATAATAACGGCAATATGGTATTGGATGTAAGTAATTATCCAACAGGGACACGAAGATGGCATTACCGAATGACGTATAGTTGCGGCAAAGCGAAATGGGTCCATATTGGAAATTTCTCTGGTACTGTTGATTCCTCAAACTGTTATGTGAAAATATATAGCGGATCGGGATATAACGGTTATTCTGTGCAAAACAGTATCATTCACATTCAAATAAAAGATGGCTGGCAAAACCCGTATTCGGCTACTAAAGCTTTTGGAGTTACGTGGTGGTATGAAGGATGCCGATATCATAATGGCATTCAAGTTAAAGCGCTCGCCAGTGCTCATAACGCTTACCAACTATGGGTATATTTCCCTTGGGATTATTCAGAAGGAGATGTGGAAGTGTATACAGAATACACATTCCAAAAAGTCATCGCAGCCCAAGATGGAGCCCCAACTTCTGGAACCGCCCAAGAGGTTAAAAATATCACCCCTGACATGCGAGGCTATCCGGTCGGATCAGTTTTCGAATGCACTGCAGCTAGTATTTCGAACCCCGCAAATGTGATGGGTGGAACGTGGCAAGAAATTCGTGCTGTGTTTGCGAATATTAATAATTCGAATCAGGTTATTGATGTGGTGGACGGCGCAACTGCTAATGGTACGAATATTGATTTATATGGTTTCAACGGATCGAATGCACAAAAGTTTTTGATACAAGGTTCGCCGGCTGGACAAAATACAGCTCGACATGATCTTCGTATGTGGATTCGAACACAGTAAATTATATAAAATTATTTAATTTAAGAGTTGAAACTCTTGAGATTATATAGTATTATATAAACACAAGGAGGAACCATGAAACAAAGAGAGCTTATAAAGAGGCTAGGAAAACTTGGATTCCATTTTGAAAGACATGGCGCGAACCATGACATTTACACAGATGGAAAAACAAAAATTCCCATTCCAAGACACAAAGAAATAAAAGAAGCCTTAGCAAAAGCCATTATCGAACAAGCGGAGCTCAAATGAGCACGCTTGTCGATATCTATGTTTTATGAAATAAAAATATGAAAAAATTAGTATATCCGGCTGAATTTGTAAAGCAAGATGACGGATCTTATTTGGTGTTTTTTGTCGATATTCCCCAATGTATGACAGAAGGAAAAGATTTACCAAACGCGCTTTATATGGCTGAAGATTGCCTGAAAACATGGGCACAAGCAATGGTTGATGATGGACTTTCATTACCAACAGCAACCAGCGGAGAAAACGCGAAACCAACAAAAGGAGGCTTTATTAGTCTAGCAACCGCAGAATTAAAAGACTCTAAGCCGGTGATCAAATCAGTTAGCCTTCCTCATTGGATGGCTGACGAAGCAGCAAAAGCACATCTAAGTTTATCGGGCGTATTGCAACAAGCACTTTCTCAAAAATTAAGTATGTAGAAACCTGTCGAAAGACGGGTTTTTATTTTAAGGAGGCAAAATGCAAATTTATATTGAATACGGCTTAAACGCCACAATCAAAAATATTTCTTCTGTAAAGACCGAGCAATGCTATGCCCCGGTCTTTTTTGATGATCCAATTGATATCGACAAAATCGAAGGATACATGACCTATATCGGATCGGACAGTCAGACGCATGCAAGTTTTGATCAAGCCACGTGGGAAGCGTACGAAAGAGCAAAAGAAGAAGAGAGAGCACGGAAACAGGCTCAAGCGATGCTCGATAAGCTCTCTTACAAGACGGTCCTTGACTCTGCTACGGACGATCAAGCGCTCGAAATGCGCCCACTCTATCCCGAGTGGCAGACAGGTATCGAATATACCAAAGGTACATTCCTGCAATATGACTCAATTTTATATCGAGTCTTGCAGGACCACACATCGCAGGCCGACTGGACGCCAGACAAAGCCGTGTCGCTCTATGTCAATGTCGCCGATCCGCAAGACCCGTACCCGCCATTTAAAAAGCCTACGGGCGCGCATGACGCCTACAGCAAGGGTGACGGGATTACTTTTGAGGAAAGCATTACCGCTCGAAAATCGACGGGAATGTGTATAGTCCGGCTGAATATCAAGACGGATGGGAGCTTGTAGAATAGGAGGTAAATATATGGAATTTCTACAATCTTATTTTAATCTTTTGATCGTCGGTTGTTGTGTCGTTGTCGGGTACGTGTGGACTACCTTGACCAATCCAGAGGATAAAAGCAGACGCTTTATTCCTTTGGTGATGGCAGTTCTCGGAATCGCACTTGCATGTATCGATTCTGGGGGCGTGAGTGTTGAAATCATGCTTTCTGGTGCTGTCAGTGGTCTAGCTTCGACCGGGTGCTACGAGGCTTTTAAACAGTTGATTTTAAAGCCGAAATGGATCACGCAAACTGAAACTATGACTAGGTGGTCAGAGATGGCGGACGATGAAAAAGCAGAATCGGAAAAAGACGAAAAAGAAGGTGAGTAAAAAATGGACGTTTTAGGATGGGCAGTTGCTGCGGGATCGTCGCTTTTAACGGCGGTCCTTTATCCGTTTATTTTGCATCGGCTCAAAAAGATGGATGATAAGCGCGACCAGGCGCACGAAGACCGCAAGAAAGAGAAAGCCCAAGAACTGGCACAGATCCATGCGAATAGCGAAGGTATCAAGCTTATGCTCAAATATATGCTCGAGCGGTACCATGCAGAGTATATGACCCAGGGCTTTATCACTCCCGATCAAAGACGATCGTACAGCGACATCTACGAAGCTTATGTCGGATTGCATGGGAATGGCGAAGGGACGAAGATGAAGGAAGAGATCATGAACCTGCAGATCAGGACAGATATGCATCCGGTAAACCCTTTTATCACTTTGCTCAAAAAATCAGCTGACTCTCAAGAATGATGGGGGTCTTTTAATTTAGGAGGAAACAAAATGAAAAAGAATCAAAAAATCACGAAAAACGGCTATGAACTCATCGGCTTTCCGATGGAAACGATGAACATTACACAAGGAAACAACGGTCAGCTGAGCCACAAGGGCGTGAATGCCCTTGATATTGCCGGGAAGGATACAGGGATCGAGCCAACTTATGCACCGGTATCTATGCATCTTGTAGCCACAGACAGCTATGCTAACGGAAATGCCGTATTTATGGAGAGCGATAAAAAAGTAATGTTCGCCGACGGTACAATCGACTACGCCACATTCATGTTCCTTCACGATAACTACATTGCCGATATTGCTCAGGTGAAGAAATTCGCGCAGGGTCAAGAATTCGGCGACGAAGGAACAGCTGGTTATGCCACCGGAAATCACTGTCATTTCGAGGTAGCGAAAGGCAAGTTTAAGCACATGTACGATCGCAACGGGTACGGCACATATTACTTGCCTGGATCGATCAGCGCTGACAAGGCATGTGTGATTGATGGAACGACCGTTAAAAACGGAAACGGCATGGCTTGGAAAAAATCAGACCAGATTGGAGGAAGCCAACCAACTACAAAAGACCCATACACAACAAATCTCAAGTGGATTCAAGAAAATGGAACGGCAACTTTCACAAGAGACAAAATCCGAATCCATAAAGATACTCCAGACGGCGAAGTAATCGGAGGGGTGACATACAATAGTGGTCAATCTGTTCGCTACATCGCTAAATGCGCTTATAAAGGGCATCGTTGGGTTAAATATGTCCGACAGTCTGGGGGCTATGGAGTTGTAGCCGTTTCGGGCTCTGAAGTCCATGGCAAAGATCCTTGGGCAACTTTTAAGTAACAGAAAGCTCCCGAAAGGGGGCTTTTCATTTTTGGCGAAAAAAAAGCCCCCTTCTGGCTAGGAAGGAGGAAGCGATATGTCTGAAAACGTTGAGCTAATTTTCAGAACAATTGAGATCTCTATTGGAATTATAGCATTGCTTATAGAGATTTACAAATTGAAGAGATAAGAGCAAATTGAGGCCTTCGGGCCTCTTTTTTAATATAAAAAGACAAAAAAGCTTTACATACTGATTGCAGTACGCTATAATAAAGACAGTTAAAGGAGAGTGATAAAAATGGTTAAGTAAAGCAAGGGTATAAGAAAAGGAGGATAAAGTTGTGAAATACCCGCCCAGAAAACAAAAAAAGAAGAAGCTCACGCTCAAGCAAAAACTTGAATGGATAGCATTAGGAGTAGCCTTCCTTAATGAAATCCTAGAGCTTCTCAACAATTTGACTGGAAGGAGATAATCCTTCCTAGTCATTATTATAGATTCACAACAAAAAAAATAAAAGTATGAAAAATACAATCAATACTATTCAAATTGGGCTGAACATTGCGATGTTGGTTTTGTTAACAGCAATCATGTATCTAAAATACAAGGAGCAAAAAAATGGGAAATAGAACGAACGGAGAAAAAGTATTCAATCAACATGAATACCAAAAGAAATGGGATAAGGAGAACATGAAAAGTATCAACGTATCCTATAAAACAGAATTTGTAGAATCGTTCAGAGAGGCCTTAAAAGTTTTAGGGTTAAAACAGTCCGACGTGATACGCAAAGCCATGCAAGCCGTGATCGATGAAGCCGAAAAATCAAGCCAGGAGCAATAAACTCCTGATTTTTTGTGGTGTAAAAAATGGTGTAAAAGTTTTTAAAAACTACAGAAAATACAACCAAAACAGCCGAAAATAAGGCTAAAAAAGACAGTATAAACTGTATTTTTTTAATCCCACCGTCCCCACCATTCGAAAATCAGTCCTTCAAAGAGGGCTTTTTTTTATGTGTTCTTCTTTGTTTTGAATAACAGCTTTTCACATCAGAGCGCACATTTTGCAATAAAATCACATAATATCGAGAAATATATTATTTAAGTAAATATAAAGTAAATAGTTGAAATCCTATGTTCTAAACAGTATCATACTTTTATAGAAAGAGGAAAACTATGAAACTACATACTTTCGTCTCAAACATGAAAAGCAGCGACCCAAAGGCGTTCGAACATTTTATCCAAACCTTTTCGACTCCACTTTTTGTCCATGTACGACAGTTTGTAGAAGATGAAGAACAAACTGGAAGCCAGGTTAAAAAGATCCTTTCAAAATGGCTGAAAGAAATCCATACTCTAGAAAGAGAAGACGATATTCGGGATTCTTTGATCCAACTCGTCTATGAAAACGTTCCAGAAACGATGATCGCTCGAGCTTTTGATCCAGCGATCGATAGCGATTTCGATAAACTTCAACTCAACTTCGCAACATTATCGTATCTACAAAAACAAATCTTGCTCCTGTCGATGTATGAAGAGAAAGATGACCTTGAAATTGCGGTGTTTCTAAAAAAAAGCCTCAAGAAAATTCGTCAAGAAAAAAAAGCAGCTCTTCAGAATTTTGATCATGAAGAGGATATCAAACACTATTTTCAGCAATATGTTCAATCTTTGCATATTCCAAAGAGCTTTTTGAATTCAATCGAACAAGAAGCTTGCATCCTCTATCAAAAAAAACCAGAACCTTCCCGGCTCCGGTTTAGAATCAGTCAATTGTTCCAGTTCTTCTTCTGA